TCATGTTATTACCTCTATTAGACGTTTCTGTAATCTTCGCAACCCCATTTTCTTTTATTATCCACCCAGGTGCATATCGAGGTCGTGTGTATGCTATATCTATTTTTTCGATTTGTTTATCGGATTCAATGGTAAATATCTTATCACCTACATTATGACCATTCGCGTTCCATGACGCGTAATTTTCTGTACCACTTCCAATACTAAACATATTATCAGGTTTATTGTTTCTATTAGGTGGTTTATGTATAGTCGTTTGTTCTTTTGTCGCCAAAACACCATCAAGTTTTATATACTCAACGTGTATTCCTAAAGTCTGATTTTTTTTGTTCATGATAAATTCATATGAAAAAGCTGGTTTGAACTCCTGAACTTCTTCGAGATTAGTCGTATCTATAGTTCCACTAAAATCACTCTCACTATAATTCACGGTCGTTGTATAAAGTTTTTTACTCTCCTCGGCGTCGTTATAATAAATTTCGAGTGTATTATCACCAATAATCTTTTCATCAAACTCCTTTTTACCTATAACGTCGACCGAAACATTTGTCCAGTCTTTAAGGTTTCCAGCCTCGTTATTTTCGTATCTATGAATTTCGTTTCCCGATTTATCTTTTAAAACAAAAATCCATTTAGACACGTTACCTTCTATGTTGGCTTTATTAGCCCACGAAAGTTTTAAACCCTCGACCTTATAATACTCAGCCTGGCGTCTAACTTTTATAATCAACCAAATGACTAATAGAATGATAATAAGAAGGGGTATCATTTTATATATCACGAGATATTAATTTTTAATAATATATTTATTTTTCTTCGAGTTCTTCGAGATCATCAAAATAATTTGATTTTCTAGGTAAAACAACGGCAACGGTTATACCAACCGCAATCAAAGCCAATGTGAAAAATAACATTGGTGCAGCATTTCCTAAATTTCTAGACGATAACATTATTCTATTTTATATAATCTACAAATAAAATATTTATAAACTATAAATGAATATCCGGCCTGTATCCACAGTCCTTCTCGAAGCACTCACGATAGGTGTTATCTTACAATTATTATTCTGGGCAATAACGAAATATTTATATAATGGGGTAGGTGTACTTATAATTGTTGGTGCATTAATACACGTTTTGTTTGAATTTTCACCTTTCGGTAATATTAATGAAAAATGGTGTAAAATTATATTTAAATGATAATTAAATTAACCGTCTAACTCGTTCATTTCCGCTAAAATACAATCTTTTTCTCTAAGAAAACCAACTAAATCGTCGTTCAATTCGCTTAATTTATTTACAACTTCGTCGTTATACTCATCAAGGTAGGTTTTGTAAAATTCTCTTTCATTACCTACATTGTGTCCCTTATCCAAAAGAGCACCGATAGTGTATCTGGGTAATCTCATATTAAGTTCTTGAGCTCGTTTTTTAACAGCGTCTTTACGAACATTTGCAGTAATTCTTTGTCTAATCTTAGTTTTACGAATAGTCCTTTGTACGTCCATAATCTTTTGTTCCAGTCTTCGTAATTCATTTTCGTTGTGAGCCATTTCAATCTGTCGCAATTCCCTATGAAATCCAACATCATCAGCAATTTCTCGAGGAACGTTTATATGTGGTAAAACTGAATTAACATAACGCAATAAATCTCGTGCTTCCTCTGGAGAAGTCATCAAAACGTCGTCGTCTTCGCCTGATGGATCTTCAATACCCGCATCTGCATCCGCATTCTGTAAATCTTCTGAATCATCATCGGTATCGTAATACCTACGTCTATTACTTCTCTGTGCTGAAAATGGCGTTTGTATATCACGACGTATAATTTCGCGAATCCTAAATTGCTCATCGTCATCGGATTCAGAATCGTCATTCGAATTTGATCGAGACATTGTGTCGTGTACTTTTTTTATTGAGTTGCACATTTCAAGATAATTTCCTTCGGGGATTACCTCGGAATTCAAGTCAATTAAACGCATTAAATTGGTAAGCTCGTCCATTTTTAATAACTTAGTTTTTTTATATTTTTACATCGACTTAGGTTTTTTTTGTGTATATTTTACATTTTATTACCGAATTGGTGGAATATTTAACTGAATATCATTAAAAGAATCTATAATACGTTGTGTTGCACAAACAAAATTTGAGTACACCAAAATCTCATTTTCTATATTATCGCATTCAACTATATACCGTTCCCTTAAACCTCTAAGGTACCCATTAATTAAGTTCATATAATCCTTAAAAAAATCATTTGAATTCGAAGCGTGTCCAAGTTCTTGTAAATCCTGTAAAGTCTCACAGTATGGTAAATTTAGGGCATCACAATACGAATCGAGTGCTTCTCTTTTTACACGCGCGGTTATACGGTGTTTTATTTTTACTTGATTCAGTGAACGTTTTAATCTTTTTCTTTCTCTAACAAGAACCATACATCGTTCATAAATAACATCCATTGGGTTTGGTTGTAAACTACGAGGTAAGGTACGTGGACGTCTAGTATTATGTCTATTTAGAAACATATCTTTTAGTTTATTACAAATTTCTAAATAATCACCTTCTGGCAATTCATCGGAATGATCGTCCACGAGTGTCATTATTTTTTGAATAACGCGCGTATTCGTATCATTCTCCGTAGACATGATTACTTAATTTAATTTTTATTTTTATTTTTATTTTTAATACTTTTTGAAAGTAAGAGTAAAGCTTCGATAGCTTCGCCAATATCTTTATGTTTTAAACAGAATCCGTTCTTACCAGCTCTGCAATAACAGTTCTCGTAGGGACAGTTTGGTCGCATTTTTATTTTTTAGTTTTTAGTTTTTTTACATTTATCACAAACTTAGGTTTCCGATTCGCTTATATATTCACCTTCTTCTTCCTCGGTTAAATCACCGTCAAGATCATATTCACCCTCGTCATCTTCATCAGCCTCGTGGTGTTCAATATCGTCAATATTTTCGGGTAAAATGTTATACAAATCAGCCCAATCTATGTATCTTTTAATTTCGTAATCATCAATAAGATCGTTCATGGATATTTGATCACTCACACCCCAATCATCCTCCAATACCCATCTCCAATACCCAACGTTTCTACGGTCAATAGTTTGTGGAAATAATTCGACAGAAAAGTTTTCGCCTTCTTTATACCCATCCTCGACAAGTTCCTCGATTTTTTCGTCCATGTATATGTTATACATGTTTCTCAAAATACCAACGGGTGCATCGCGTATAGACAATTTAGGTTCGTGGGTAAACGTAATAAAATGTGTTTGACCGTAAGTCGTATCTACTTTATTTTTAGAAATACCCATGTAAGCGAGATTTTTTTTATTATTTTTAGGAATAAGGTGTTCGGGATAACCAAAATCGGCGCGTAATGCGTATACATCACTATTCGTATCGGTTAATTTATTACAGAGATCATTGAGGTGCGTGAGTTTAACGAGCGTAGTACAATTTTTAATAAGTTCAAAGGTAAGATTATTCATTTTTATTTATATAACATAGTGTAAACTATTTTTTAAGTAGGATAATTACTCGTTAATTATCAAATTCAACATCTTCATCATCCTCAACGGGCTTATAAGGCATGATTTTAGTAAGTTCGTTCCATACAAGAACTGGAGGAATCTTATTCTTGGCAATAAATTTTTCACCGGATTGAATATCTGTAAAATACTTTTTAAGATATATCTTCCAGAATTCTTTCGTTTTATTACGAATTACACGCGGAACAATTATCATGTTCTTTTTGCCATCGTTAGATAATTTCTTCGATAACATTTCAAAAAAGGGTTCAATAATACCTTCACACCCTTTATTTTCATAAAAGAACTCAACAAATCGAAGATCTTCCCTTCCATCCGGTTTACTCAATCCAATATAAGAAAGAGAATCAAATTGTTTTGGATTACATTTATCCGGGAAACTATCATTAGCTTCAAGACCCCAAATTTCCATATCCAATTTACCATCACTCGCAATGGATGAAAAGAGATCATTCATCTCTTCGACTTGAACAAGGTTCGTGCTTTTTTTCAACAATTCATAAAAAACAGACATTTTTATTCTTTTAATTTACTTTTTACATTTGATCAAGTTCACTTAGGTCTTCGTTGTCTTTTAAAATTTCCTCGGCAACAATTTGATAAAAAGCTATTTTATAAACCAAAAACCCAAAAAGTGTTGCGCCCATATTAAAATCGAATGGAAAATCCGAGGAATTCCACATGGACTCGGCTAATGCAAGAGATGTAGGTACTAAAAGTCTTCTATTTAAATTGAAAGAACGTTCTATGTTATCAACATACTCAGAAAGTGAATTTACATAAATATACGAAGCAACAGTCCCAATACTTGCAGAAATACCATCAATAGGTGTATGGAACATAAAATGGTAGGTTGATACAATGGCACCGTATTGTAATGTTGACTTTTTTATTTTAGATTTAAAATATTCATATTCCTCTATACCTTCTTTCCTTTTTGTAGGACATGATATCCGAAGTGTTTTACTACCAGGGTTTATTATACTCAACATAGTATACATTATAAAATATATAGTTAAAATAATATGCACATCGTAGACATTTTAGGTTGGGTAGGAAGCACTTTATTAACTATAAATTTAATACCACAAATATATAAAATTCATAATACTAAAAAAGTTGACGATATCAGTACATATTTTATAATAGTAAATATAACAGGGTTACTATCATATTCTATTTATGCTTGGTATAATAATATATTACATATGGCTATTTCAACTACTCTCAGTGCATGTTTTAGCATATATTTGTTTTTTCTAAAGTGTATCTATACCCTTAATTAAATAATTAGGATCTTGAAAATATTTTTCCTTAAATTTACGTTCTCTGTTTTTTAATCTTTCACACTCACATAAAGAATCGTTTATACGTCTACGTATTTCGTGTATATTATCATTATTTGTCCATTTATCACCAAACATAGCTGTATATTTCAAATTACGTCTCCGTAAAGTTGTTTCTGCAATAAGTGTTCTATATAGAACAAGTGAATACGAATCATATTCTCTTCTCTTAAAATCTTCGTGATTAAATTCTTCGTAAGCGAGTAATTGCATACGATTATAAAGAGCATTATGGTTCGCCCCACTTTTCTCTCCATTTTCCGACCAACGTTTCGAGTCTTTCAGTTGGGAGTTGTGAATCTCGCCTTTCTCTTGTTTTTTTCGGGGTTTCCGGGCGCACAAGATTTTCGTATTCGTATTTTTGAGATTTTTCCCATATAATCCTTTTAACGTCTTCGCAGAGCCCTTCAGTTGCCTGACAGAAAGCGAGTTTAAAGTCGTGGGTGTGTAAGTGCATGTAGTCCATATTTTCATTTATTTATTGTGTATATTTAATTTTAATCTTTTTTGACTTAGGTCTATAATGCATAAATAAAGGGTCAAACTTGGAATATTCGAGTATAACACGTTCACCGACATCGTTTACAGACACCAAATTATCCGAAGATTTATTATCTGGTAATAACATTATTTTATCGTTATCTATCAAAGACACTTTTGAAACTGTTTTAGAAAGAGTAGGTGTATCGAACACATCACTTGGTACATTTTTTATACTAGTTTGAAATAACCTACAAACACTGGAATAAAAAGGGAACATTTTTGTTTGTATTTGCTATTATTTATGTTTATTTTTTTATATACTAAATACAAGATGGTTTCACTCCAGGAATTACCAAAAAAAGTACAGTACATAACAGTGGATTCAAAATTTGTTACGGGTACTAATAATACTTTTTCAATCGACCTTAATTTAACAGCAAACACACATGTGTCCGACATGAGTAAAGTATGTGGATTTAAAGTTGTTGATTTTTACGTTACTCAAGTTGGTACAACAAGTAGTGGAGCTGGTAACGGTGCTAAATTTATAGACATCGTATGTGAAAATATACCCAAAGTCGCACAGATTCTCGACGAGCGTCATGGTCAAATACTCACTCGAATACCTTTAGAAAGACAATTTGATGGTTCAAACAATTTTAAAATACACGATAAACAATGGCGTGGATTTAATAGAGAAACAAGTTTATTTAACCCCATCTCTATACAAAAACTCGACTTTGTACTTTACGAACAACAGGGTAACGGGAATTATGTCACATTACAACCAGATTCGGAATGGTTCATGACGTTGGAAATTACATCAATAGATGTTAAAGAAAAACCTATAAACAGAGAAATTCTTATACTCGAAGCACTACACAATCTTATCGGGAAGATAGACGAACTCAACATAAATGTTAAAAAACTTCCAGATAAGGAGGATATCGAAAAAATGGAAAAAGAAAAGAAAAAGAAATACCCCTTATATTATCTCGCCTTTTGCATTGCATTAATTGGCGGTGGATTTTACTTCATAAAAAATAAAGTTAGACCACAACCCGTACCTCTTCAACCTACTTTTTAGAAGCTGACTTTGTCTTCTTAACAGTTTTCTTAGCTGGGGCTGGGGCTGGGGCTGGCGCTGGAGCTGGGGCTGGAGCTGGGGCTGGAGCTGGGGCTGGGGCTGGTGCTGGGGCCGGGGCTGGTTTAGTGGTTCGTGCTGAAGCTAGGGGAACAGCTTTTGGTGGATCGATGTGATCCGCAATTTGTTTAATAATACTATAAAGTTCGTCTGTGTGAACTTTTGATCGTGAAAGTTGATTTTGAATTTGTTCTCTAACAGAGTCCATCGCGTAATATATATAAAAGAAAGATTATCTTTATAGTAAATGTTATTCATCGGACCAACAGCTTTAAGTGGGATAGGGCAACAAATGCGAAAATATATGGATCTTTTTCCTGGTAGTAAGTGCATCGACATAAACGACGAAATTCCCGTCTGTGAAAAAGCATTTATTTACGCCTTACCCGTTCAATTCTGGTTAGACAAAATACCAGAAATCAAACGTAAAGTTAAAAACGTAACGTGTATGACTATATGTGAAACAGAAACCGTACACGAAGATTACGGAAAACTTTTTAAACTTTTTGATAGAATTGCTGTACCAAGCGAATTTTGTCAAAGAGTTTTTAAAAAACAATTTCCAGATACCGATTTTTTTATAATACACGCTCATGTACCAGATAACAGACCATACACGTTTTATCACATTGGAAATGTATTAGACCCTAGGAAAAACTTTAACAAAATTTTAGAAACGTTTATTCGTCTAAACAAACCAGATGCACGACTTATTATAAAAGCAACGTGTAAACAACCCATAAACATAAATATACCAAACGTCACATTTATAAACGATCTAGTATCAAATGAAGTTATGGAAGACATACACGCAAAATCAGACTGTTATGTAAGTTTTTCAAGTTCAGAAGGTATTGGTTTAGGGGCTGTAGAAGCAGCTTTACGAAATAAACCAGTTATTATCACGGACTTTGGTGGTGCACCAGAATATATAAAAACACCGTATACAATTGATTGCGAACGCCAGGAGTTGGTAAAAGATGATTTCCTATTCAAGGCCGGTATGACCTGGGGTAAACCAAATGCAAATCAACTCATGGAGTTTATGGAAGATGCGTATAATAAAAAACTAAGATATATGGATCATCCAAGAACACGAATGTTAACGTCTAGAGAAAACATTTTACAAGAATTCGTCGTTAATGTAATTGGTGATAAAAACGATAAGTCCGGTGAGAATGGTACCCGAAGTAAGTGATCCCTTTTGTGCGATCAACATAGCAACAATATCATCGATAAATTTAATATTCGTTGGTTTCTTCAAAAGTTCTGGGATAATTTGAGAAATTGCCAAATAAAGAGCCATGGCTATTATGACAGGTCTGAGAGTTTCTTGATCTAACATTTAATATAACAATACATTTATTTTTTAGCTACGTGTTTTTTGCAGAAGACGCCACATGATGCTCTAAAATTACACCTTTTACCACTCGTTGTTATCGCCTGACACATTTTATTAACGTGTCTATTTTGAACTTGTTTCTCCGGAACAGCGTCCAAAAATTTTATTTTACTTTTTTCTCTTTTATCATCGTACTGTTTGCGAGATTCTCTAAGTTTATGAATACTTCTCGCAAACCGTTCACATTTTTCTAACTCATTTTTATATAAACCCTTGGCTATATCCAAATCTTTTTGTTCATACAACGTGTTCATTTTGGTTTTGGTTTTGGTTTCGATTCCTAATATATTTAATATAATTCACCACTGAGGTTAAAAAAATACATATAATTATACAATTACAGGCAAGATAATACCAAATATATTCATATAAACCTAAAAACGTTGTTAATACCATGGAAATCATAACATAAATAGTATATGCAAACATACCGTACATATTGTTATTTTGTAGACTATGCATTGGTAATAAACACGCTAAACAATTAAGTATAGTTAGGAGATTATCATACATAATTACATAATGCACACTTCCTAAAACTAAAAACACACTTAACCAATATACCGCGATCGATTCAAAAAGTTTATATTCAGGTTCTTGTACTTGTCGAGATTCATCGGTGGATAAAACCTCTAATACATTCGGTCTTTCTAAATTATGATTTACACCTATAACTGATCTTCCATCAGGTTGTATAATTTCATTATAGTACATAAAAGAATAAATAGTATATCTTTTATGTATATTAAATGCAAAGGATATTGTTTCATATGCAACTGTCCTTTAGAACCATATGTAAAAACAGATAATAAAGAAAAACGCGAACTCATCAGAAAGTATAAAAAAATAAAACCAATTTTTTTAATAAACAACGAAACGTATTTGAAATTTTTCAAATTAAAAGTAAAAAGAGTCTGTTATTCGTGTTTTAAAACATGTAGTACACCATCTCAGGAAGTTCTCAGATCAAGAGAAATTGGAAAAATCAAAACTATCAATAGAAATTTATCGTTATCCAGAAAAGAAGTATTTTTATGGTACATAGGTTTATACAAATACGTAAACAAACATTTTCATAACAGGCCCATAGTCGTGTACAATGATATTTAAAAAATTGTAAATAATAAGTAGTATGTGTGATACATCTGGTCCAAATACCGGTGCCGTTTTACGAATGAACGCCATAGGTAAACAAGATACGTACCTTTTATCAGACGAACCCGACAAATCGTTCTTTAAATATGATTCTAAAAATCACGCACATTTTACCAAGTTTCATAAAAGTTTAAACGTTAGCAAACCAAGTACAGCCAAACCAAATTGGCCTTTTGGAGAAACGATTAAAGTAACCTTAAATCCAAGGAATATGGGAGATCTCTTATCCAATATGTATATATCATTAACTCTACCATCTATAAATAATGCAAACGATGAATATTTTGCAGACCAAGTAGGAAGACATATATTCAAATCAATCACTATGCGTGTGGATGATCTCATTGTAGAAACATTTCACGATGATTGGGGTGTTATTTATGACGAAATGTACCTCGACGAATCTGAAAAGCGTACAAAAAGATATACACTAAACAGGAATTTAGCAGAAGATACATCGTTATTAGCAGGTAATGCAGTATTTGGAGGTTTAAAATCTAAATTATTTATACCCATTCCATTCTTCTTTTCGAGAAAATATGAAAGCGATGAATACGAAACAAACAAACCAAATAGGCCATATTTTCCAACGTGTGCCATACATAAACAAAAAATAGAATTTGAGTTTGTTTTTAGACCTAAAACATTCTTTACAAATGCTGCAGGTACAGTTTCACTCGATGGATTTGATATTATTACAGAAGAAATAACAATACCCAACGAAGAGAGGGTTTACATTAAAAGTAAAGAACACACGTTCATAACAGATGTTGTTAAAAAACACCCTTCTCTTGAAATCAAAACGGGTGAAACGGACGTAAAACTAGAACTCGTTCCGGACATACCCGTAAAAAATATATTCTGGTTTTTTAGACAGGCTGATTTTGAAATCGAAAATATTTTTGATGGTACCGGAAATACATTATTAGCAAATGTGTTCGCAAACAGATATAACTTCTCATCAAACGTAGAATATTCCGTAAAGAATGAATTTTATAATCCACCCATGGAAAAAGCTAAAATATTCATAAATGGAGAAGATATGCCAAATTTACAAGATAGCGATCACAAATATTATAAATACGTAGTACCTTTTACAAGTCGTTTATCTAGACCGTATAGAAATATTTATACGTATGCTTTCTCGATGAATCCGATTAATGTGGAACCATCGGGAAGCTTGGATTTTAGTCAATTACAATCAAACAAAACAACACTAGAAGTAAATATGAAAAGTGGCTTAACGCGTGATTATATTTTACACGCATATTACGTAGGATACCAAACATTCTCGTTTAAAGAAGGTTTCATGTCGCGCGCTTACTAAATAAATCATTTTTATTAACGTTTATGTATTCTATTATTTTATTTTTTATACACCATCTTATGAAATTCAATTGTGCTACCGTTGTATGAATTTCATGATTTGTACCAGGTATAGTATATCCAATTTTAGTCGATCTACAAAATGGGTCGAATAATTTTTTACTATACCCATCCAAACTCGATTTATAGGCACAATGAACACTAAAAATTTTACCATCACCCGTTTTATAAGATAAATTTGTACGCTTAGAATAATTTGTTATAAACCATTCTAAGTTTCTCAAAGATATACCACCAGTTTTATTTAATATGTTCTCCAATATTTCCCTATTTTTAGGAATTTCATAAAACATATCAATAGAGTTTAACAGTATATCAGATTTGTTCATGTTATGAAATATAGAACTCTAACTTTTAAGTACCTTTTTAATGATATTGATCGGCCATTTCCTCTAAAGACTGTTCCGAATGCAATGGTGTATAACTGTTTGATTTAGGAATCACTTTCATATTAACATCTCTATCACAATACAGTGTCTGATTTACATGCTTCCTACAAAAATTCTGTTTTTTATTACCACATTCGTGGCTACATATGGTATCATTTCCATCTCTATCTTTGTATATACCCTTACATTTACCCAAATGATAATCTTTTTCTATAAACGGTATAAACTGTTTAAGTGATAATTCAGATATACACATATTCAGCCTTTTACACTCATTTAATATACTACGATTTACTTCTTCTTCGCATAAATGATCGATATCCCACAAACACTTGGAAAATCTAGAATTACCCTTCTTATACTTTTCTATATCCCGTTCATCCTTAACAGAATCATCTTCGAGTTCGTAAGACAATTCTTCGGGATATGGATATCCAGATTTCAATTGGTCAATAGTTAACAGAGTATATTTTTTTATTATACGTTCCCATAATATCTTAATGTTATGTATCGTATTAGCACGTATATAATACCAAATCTGTTTTTCAGTAGAAGATTTACTGACGTTTACCATTGTTAGTATATAAGGTCTTGTTTTTAAGTATTAAAAAAATCGCTAATTTTTCTTTGTGTAGGATCATCCATAATTTTCTTACGTCTATTTGGTTTAGCACGTGTAATCAGTTCGCCAAATATCTCCTCTTTAGGATCTTCAAATAACGGTTCTATCAAATCACACACCGGATTCAAAAATTTATTCAAAAAGTAATACGGATAATCAACCGGCAAATTATTCTCTTCCGCGTATTTAGGATCTTCAGCTTTTTCGTAAGCTTTTGCTCTAGGATCGTGTGTTTTTAAAAGAATATACGGAACTCTATCCCCCGATTGTGGTTCAGAACCAGGTTGTCGTTCTCTCATTTTATTACGAACTTGAACGTGCGATAAATTATCAGATTTGTATGAATCACCCAATTGTTGTGAAAGTATTAATTTTTCGTGAGGAACATCGCCTTCGAGTAATTCTATAGCACGTTGTAATGCAAGCGCCTTTGGTGGACCAGTATCACTACTCTCTAAAACAACGTCAAGTAATTCTTTACACACTTCACGCACGTGAGGTGTATTATCCCTTCTCACGAGCTGTAAACCCTTAACATCAATATAATCCATATTCATATTTCCATCTTTACCTTGTGTCCAAAGTTTTGCCGCGTACCGTTTCTTTGAATACAAAAAATACGGACAATACACCTTTTCAAGTTCAAGATTATTTGGTTTTTTAAATAAGTGTGTACACTCAGATGCTGCACGTTCCCCAAGTTCCCAGCTATACTTAATAGCTTCATCACCTTTACGATCCCCAACATCAAATTCAACCATAACCGAATCGGTATCACCGTAACGTACCTTTGAACCCGGAAAATTCTCCTCGACATATTTTTTCGTATCGTCTATCATCATTCGGCCTTTTCGAGTAACTGATGACGCAATTGGAACACATGGTAGCATACCTTTAGATGCACCCGTAAACCCATATACAGAATTCATGGAAATTTTATACGCCAATTGTTTACCATTATACATTTGTTGTATAGAACCAGTCGAATTAGCCATGTCTTTTTTAGCCTGTTTACGAAACTGTTTAAGCTCGAGAAGAATACTCGGTAAAAGACTCGGTACATTTTGAACAAACTTAAACTGTCCAAACGTTTCGATCTCTAAATCGGGATACCTCTCCTTATCTTCATATTTAGCATCCATTATCAAAGTCGAATAACACAAATTATGCGCCATCATTATAGATGGATACAGCGCTTCGAAATCAAGTGCAGTAATAGGAGTATAATATGCACCTTTCTGCGCTTCAAGAACAGTTGCTCCTTCATACCCATCGACCATACCCTCACCCCACGAAAGTGTAGGAACAAGGTACCCCATTTCCCGGGCCTTTTTTGTTAATTGACTAAAAACCTTTATCTGTTGCCCTCTTTCAACAAGGTACGTTAAAGGAACCCACGTTGCTTTAGCCATTTCCAAAAGGTTAATGAGTGTACACAACTTTGATAAAAGCCTATGAGGAAGTAAAGTATCTTTAATACAGTATTCAGCGACCTCACGTAATTTAACAGGATCTTCCTCTACAAAACGTGCAAACATTTCCTTCGCAGGCATATCTATTTTTTGATCACCAAGATACAATTTAGAAACGTTATCAAGTTTATACGAATCAAGTTTATACCCTTTTTTTACTTCGTGAAACAAATCAAAAACAAAACGACCAGGTATAGGTAAGAGTTTTAAGTCGTTATCACCAAGAGCACTCGAGGACAATTTCTTATACACCATTTTACACGCGTAATCTTTCAATTTACTTATCTTATAAAACTTTCGAGAACACCCAACTTTCTTAGCACGTTTCATTATGTATTCCATATCAAAACCAAATATGTTCCAACCCGTAATAATATCAATATCCTTTGTAATCATGTATTGACTAAACGCCTCTAACATACCCTTTTCAGTATCATAACTGAATATATTACACCCATCCAAATTAGAATCCGTTTTCTTATAACAAAAGCATGTTTTATCATAAGGTATATCGTTACCAAACGTACACAACGAAATAGCTATTTGGAAACAACAATCACCGTCTATATCCGCATCCGGAAATTTACCAGTAGAACTATTACATTCTATATCCAGGGAAGCAACAACAAAAGGGGCCGTTTCTGGATTATCAACAGGTTTTAACAGTGTCCAATCTCTACAATATAAATCGATATCAACATATGCAACATTGTTATCATAACACGAATCACCTGTATCTAACCACCCAGTCGATTGTATACCAGTCCTATGCATTAGCCTCAGGACAGGGTCAAGATTAGACTCGTACACTTTCAGCTTTTTGTATTCATCTGGAAGAGCTCTATTCTTAATTTTATAAGAAACCTTCCTACGATCACCCAAAGTTTCAAATTCAAGTTTCATAAAATAAAACTCCTCGTTATCCTGAAACCCCCACACGTCTTTCGATTTTATAATCGTATAATCAAAATTAAGTTCAGGACATAATCTACACATTTTTTGATACCAAATAGAAGCCCATGTTTTGTAATCTTTACGAGGAAGCTTCACGTAAAAATATGGTTTAAACTCGGTCGTAACACATACAGATTTCCCATCAAACGTCTTACCAAAAACACGTACTAAATGAGCTTGATCGTCATCTTGAGTTTCCCAGGTAAGAGCTTGGAAAACAACCATTTTTCTTACTACGTTATCGCTCGATTTTTTTAATATACTATATTAGTAAAATATGTCAGCTGCTTTGATTGACCTCGTATCGGTCGGTGCCCAAGATGTGTACATCACAGGCGACCCACAAGTCTCGTTCTTCAGACAAAACTATAAACGCCACACTAACTTCGCGATAAAACCAGAACGTCTCGATTACATCGGTTCGTTCGGTGCAGGTAATGAAATTGTTATCCCAATTAGATCCAAGGGAGATCTTTTAAGCTACGTCTGGCTTGAAGGTACAGACATCAACTTAAAAAATGCAGATACGAACAGTTTGTTTAATTCTAATTCATCAACACCAACGGAATTCTCACTCTGGATAGGTGGTCAAGAAGTGTGCAAAATGGATTCGCTCTTTGTCGCGGGTGTCCATAACGTGCTCTACAACGAATCCCAAGCGAAGGCTTCGTGTGCAACAACGTGCTACGACAACGGCGAAAACGCCAGCTCGAAATCATACGTCATACCATTCTTCTTCAGCGAAGATTGGACCAAATCTTTACCACTCGTCGGTCTCCAATACCACGAAGTTGAAGTTAGAATAAAGTTACCTTCAGACTTTTCAGCTCACGCGGATGGTTACAAAGCATACGGTTCGTACGTGTTTCTCGATACCGCCGAACGTGAATTCTTCGCAAATGAAGAACACGAAGTTCTCTTCACACAAACACAATTCCAACCAATGACGCACACGGATACGTCCGTCGATCTCACGTACTTTAACCACCCAGTTAAGGCCGTTCACATTGCGTGCGCGGAAGATCACAGTACTAAATACTCGTTCGCAGACGCGACCATGTACATTAACGGAACACCACTCTTCGAAAACATGTCCTACGAATATTACAGCAAGGTTGTGCCATCCAGACACTGCTCCGTTCTTTCACCAACGCTCGATTCTGAATGCGTCGCCACGTGGCCATTCTGTCTTACGATGAACAAGTCTCAACCAACTGGTACCTTAAACTTTTCGCGTATCGATAGTGCAAAATTGGCTATAAACTCACCAACTTCTGGGGATACACCAAAATTAACTCGTGCATATGCGGTCAACTATAACATTCTCAGGATTAAGAATGGTATGGGTGGCGTCGCATTCGGCAACTAAATATTAAATTAATTCGTACCAGTCGACCCAAAACCTCTATTAGCACGCAACGTTTTCTTCAATTCATTAACCTCTTTTATAACAGGTGTCATACACTTTTCCAAAATTAATTGTGCAATTCTATCACCCTTTTTAATTTCGTAAGGAATAGCCCCGAGATTAAATAGGTTAACTCGTAATTCACCCGTATAATCAGGATCAATAACACCTGCACCTACATGGATTCCATATTTCACAGATAAACCAGAACGAGGGGCAATTCGACCATAACACCCATCAGGGATAGTCGCACATATACCCGTACTCACGATATTTCGAGAACCCGGTTCAATAGTTAGATCTTGAAGACTATATAAATCATAACCAACGGATCCGTGTGATTGTCGAGTAGGCAAAACTGCGTCTATACTAAGGCGTTTAATTAAAAGTTTATCTTCTGTATTCGTCATTTTATATAACTAGTCCATTATTCTTTAATTCATTTAAAAAAATAAACCAATTTTAAATAAATGAGTTTGAAAATTATTATGGGAAATATGTTCTCCGGTAAAACAACCGAACTAGTTCGACGTTTGAAAAGGTACAAAATTATAGGAAAAAATATTCTCGTATTAAATTCAACACTCGATACACGATCGCCAGAAGAAGTTTTACGAACACACGATAACATGAAATTTGAATGTATAAAAACGGAAAATTTAGATAATATAGATTATACAAACGTAGATGTTATTGCTATAGACGAGGCTCAATTCTTTCCCGGACTTAAATCATTCGTTAAAAATGCTATATTTAACAACAAGACTGTTTTATTAGCAGGTCTCGACGGTGATTATAAACAGGAAAAGATAGGTGAAATAATAGATTGTATACCCCTCGCCGATAAAGTGTTCAAAATATCAGCCATGTGTATGGAATGTATGGACGGTACACACGGACCATTCACTAAACGTATTGTCGATAACGACGAAATAAACTTAATTGGAGGTAAAGACATGTACAGGGCAGTGTGTAGAAAACATCTATAAAATATATACACCAACATTATGAAATTACAAGATCTAAACAAGTTCACGGATGTCATTCAAAAAGAGGTAAACAATTTACCAGATAATTTCATATCCAAAATTCCAAGAAAAGAAGGTGAATGGGACGGTTCAGAACATATGCGGGAAATTGTAAGTTTATACGAAAAAGGAAATTACGGGTGGTTAAAAGGTGGTCAAGACCATGTACAAGATTCATGGGTAAGTTGGCCAATCATTTGGAACTGGAATCAAGTACCTGGAAATTGTAGACAATGTCCTAAAACAGCAAAATTACTTTCAAAAATAAAAGGAATAAAAATAGCTGGATTTTCACTCATGAAAGGTGGTGTAAAATTAAAGGAACACACAGACGGTGTTGGAGATGATTATTCATACACGTACCACCTAGGGTTAAAATGTCCAGAAAAATGTTTCCTCCACCACTCGGTAATAGGTACACACGTAGAAGAAAACGGTAAGGCTTTACTCTTAGATGCACGTGAACCACACTGGGCCGAAAACCAATCTGAGCACGATAGGGTAATTTTATACATGGAAATATATTCTCACGATATATAAATGTCAAACGAACTTAAAGATCCAAAACTAACAGATACACAAATAGCTTTATTTGCCTTACCAACACTTATCGTAATCACAATAGCCCTACTCATACTACTGAACAAAAAAATAAGACGTAGTCCAGGAGCTTACATATCACTCACACTCGCCATAATACATCTTTATCATCACTACACGCTCGCAAGATTACAAAACAAACAGTAGATACATAAAGTAATAAATCATATAGTATATAAAAACATGTTTATGATCCAAGAACCTTACGGATTATCAGAATTTCAGTGTTGGTTAATATCACTCACTTTAGGAATTGTTTTATACAGGCGCTACAAACGTGGTGAAAATTACATACAATAATTTAAAAACGTATTTTTCTACAAAAGTTTTCCTTTCGTATAAAAATATACGTACATGTTAAGAATGAGTTCAACACCAAATACACCAATTGGTTCTCGTAGAAAGGCAGATACAGTTTACGTGTCTAATAATAACAATAATAATTACCCATCCATACCAAATACACCAATTGGTTCTCGTAGAAAGGCAGATACAGTTTACGTGTCTAATAATAACAATAATAATCAAAAATCAAATACAAAACGGGTAAAAACAACAAAAAATGCAATTAATACAATTTACCCAAACATTCGTAAACCAGTAAATGGAAAAAGAGGAGTAGTAGCTCAAAGAACAAGAATTCCACCGAATTTTCGTAAAAAAGTTCCTGACCTTAAACCGGCAAAAAATAAAAAACCACCAAAACAGAGAACAACTAAAAAACCGACAACAGTTACTCAACCTTCTACAAAATCTAAAAACTTATCGAAAGTATTATTATCTAGAATTAATAATTTTACTAATCAAAAAAACAAAAATGTTGCGAGAGGACTCAGTTATTTATACGAGAGTAATAAAGGAATAGTACCAAACACACATACACAAAACGTTTTTAAAAATGCAAAAACCGTAAATAACCAATTTACACTTATGAAAAAACAAGTTAATCATATAAGTTCAGATACAAAACATATAAAGTTTTCTAAAAACGAAATTAATTTAAAATCTTCAAATAAAGATTTTAATCTAAATTTTCTATTTTTAGTTTATTTAGATATGGTACACGATGGAACGTATACAGGTAATTCTTTCAAAACATTTTTAAACAGTGATATTGCAAAAATATTAATTGGTAATCAAATACCAAAATTTAAAATTACTACCATGATGAACAATATTATGAAAATAACACCTACTATTAACAATAATAAAACTAATACTAATATTAGGGCTAAAAAAGGATTTGAAACAGCTATAAAAACAAATCTTGAAGGAGTATTCGGTGTTAACGAATGGTCAAAACAAACAATAAAAGCCAGCAATTTAGATATTACCAAGAGTTTATATATCACGTTAGATGCAGAAAGATCTGCCACTCTAGGTGCAGCTTCAGGTGTTGGAAGTTCTATCTCATCAATAATATCTAACTCAAAGAAAAATAAACAGAGACTATTAAAACCATTATTTACAGTAGGTAGTTTAACAGACCCCGGTAGTGGTTATTTACAAAGAGGATTGAAATTTTTTGCACCAAACATCGTATCTAAGGATCCATCTTCATCAGCTAAATGGTGTCTCCAATTAATGACTTTTAATATTAATGATAAAATGAATGTAGAAATGGGATTCGACGATAAAAACAATACTTATACATGTAAAATAAATGAAAATGACATACCAGTTGGTACTAGAAGAAATAACGCAAACACTACAGTAACAGCCATTTCAAAATTTATGGGTGATTTTACACAAGTATTGTATAACGTATCTCTAATGAAACATTATGAAAAGTCGAGTCAAGATATAAAAGATAAATTATGTTTAGGTACAAACGACGGTTCGTTATCATTAATGTACGCGTTTATGGTACATAATCTTGTAGATAAAATGCCTAAAATGATTTTAGATATGAGCAAAAATAACGAAATTATTATATACAATTTACACGGATTTTCAAGAGTCCCATCTACACCTAGTAGAGCTACAAACAATACCGTATACCAAGGAAGAACACCTGGTCTTTCAACTGTTCAAGGAAGAAAAACACAATCAAGAACGGCCGGCCTTAGCACTCCTCAAGGAGGAAGAACAGTTGCTGGAGGTAGATTAAATAAAACAAGAAGAGGACTTTTTTAAAAATAATTTATAACTATATAATAAATGACCCGAGTTCATTTAAAAAAGAGTCCAAGAATCGACAAAAAGTTCCGCGTAACGTTCGAAAACGGACGGTTCGTTGATTTTGGTGCAAGAGGATATTCAGACTATACAATACACAAAAATCCTGTGCGAATGCGTTCTTACGTAACGCGACACGGTGGATTCGTTCCGTATATGGTTCAAAAACAAACTGATCCTAAACTCATTCACACAAACATGCTCGATGTTATAAGAAGCGATACAGAAAACTGGGGTAAAACAGGTTTTTATACCGCGGGGTTTTGGTCGAGATGGCTTCTTTGGAGTCAACCCGATTTGGTAAGTGCTAAAAAGACAATGACTAAGAAATTTGGTTTAGTTTTTTTCTAAGACCGCGTTTTTCAAGATTGGCTTTCAAAGCAGTCATTAAATTCGCGCGAATATTTCGTTTCATGGGACGTGGTGGAACTGGTGGTGCTGGTGGTATTGGAGGCGGAGCTGGTACACGTCTAATAGGAAGTGGTGTAGATGGTTTTCTAACAGGGGTTTTAGGTTTAGGAACACGAACAGGTGCATCCATGGTTTTAAACAGGGATCTACACGCGCGTAAAAGTTTTTTCGTTTCTCGAACTTGAATGTCCAAAGCCGGCGCCTGTCGTTTTTGAATTTTCAAACTCAATTCCTTTTCTGTTAAAGGTACGCGTTTACCTTTTACCTTTTTAGTGACGCGAAGACCAAGTCTCTTAGCTTCAGTTTTTAATGAATCGATCCTCATTTATAGTAAACCAAGAAATTAGTTATATTTAATAATTAGGCATGGGAACATAATTCATTGCACGATCAGCAGCCATTCCTGCTGCTGCACCGGCTAATGCAGTGGGTGCAAGTTTTGGTGCAATAAACCAACAACATAAACAACACACGGTCGTAATAACGGCGTCAGATATAGTCGCTTTTTTACACTTCTCACTCTTTTTGATCTTATCGATATCAGGTACCCATTTACCACATATACCCCATCTTGTAGATTGCGAAACGCATATAACTATAAGTGAAGCAAGCATAGCAAGCTTATCCATTTTAAACAGAAGATGGATCATTTTATTAATAACGTATATTTTTATTTAAAAAAAGTTATCAGTTCTGTATAGTTTAGCCTGGAATGCACCCGTTTGTCCTAGAACCGAAACAGATTCATTACCATAAAATTCACCACACCCGATATCGTCCATACAATCTCTGGAATCGTGTGTTATGGGAAGCGAATACATTTGATCACCGGGTGTTGTCGTGTAATAATGGTAC